CTGTGGACCTATTGGACCAATAGGACCTTGTAAACCTCTGTCACCTTGCTGACCTTTATCACCCTTGGGTCCTTGTATATTGCCTAAGTTTTTAACCTTTGTATCACCACCAGTTGTAATGGATACAGATAAATTACCATTTACAAGTTGAAATTCAATTTGAGGTGTTAGACCTTGTTCGCCTTGAGGACCTTTAGGACCTGTCGGACCAATACTTCCATCAGCACCTCTTAATCCTTGTGGACCTTGAGGACCAGTTTCACCACGCAACCCTTGCGGACCTTGCAAGCCATCTTTACCGTCAGCACCTTTTGAACCTGTATCACCTTTAGGTCCTCGTTCGCCTGTTAGTCCCTGTTCTCCTTTGGGACCTTGTAATCCTGTATCACCCTTAGGTCCTTTAATATTACCTAAATTTGTAACAGTAGTATTATCACCTGTAGTAATATTGACACTAAGATTACCACTATTATCAAGGTTAAAGGAGAGATTAGGCGTATCACCTTTCTCTCCCTTTTCGCCTTTGTCGCCTTTAATTCCAGTAGACACGGTTGCTTTGCTCTTAGGTGCCGTAATAATATTAGACTGTATCCGATGTAATTGTTTAATTTCCATTATTCAGCACCCTCCCGTTGTCTATATGAACCTTGTTCAGAATTATATTTAGAGTTAATAAATTTATTCGCAATTTGTGTGGCAGGACCACCGCCTGTTGCCATAGCCGCTAGTGTTTCAAAATGCCCCCACGTCATATCAAAATACACTAGAAAGATTGTAACGAATACAAATAATAATACGAAAATTAATGCTATCGTTCTGGTGAGACTTAAACCACCATTTTCATACAATAGCATTTGTATTACATGTTTCATGGTCGAATAAACTCCCTTACAAATTTTAAAAATTCAATGAGCTTTGGGTACCAGAAAAAAGCACTTGCGTCAACTTGGTTAAGTTTTTCAATAATAGAACAGACTTCTGATATAAATGGGATTACCATAAATAGGATAGATAATATATAGTCTACTCTCCATCCATAAATAGTAATATCTGGTAACGACCACGATGCTGCTGCAAGTGTGAAAAAGATTGGATATGTGAGAGCCACTTTATTAAAGAGGGACATTCTAAATCTTTTACTAATTAAAAACCGTTTTCGTTTACCGTTCGGTAGTACAACTGAACCCCATCCAAACCATAATGCTGTTAGCATATACCATGCCGTACAAGGCTTACCTCTAGCTTTATTAAACTCAATGAGCTCAATAATAAATCTCAATAAAATATCTACAAATAACAAAAAGCTTGTCGCTAAAATTGTTATCATTATATCGTCTACCGCATTAAGCGGAGTATTGTTATATAAGAGACCATATACAAATTGCCCTGTACTTGGGTCGTTATACTGGACTGGAGGTAATAACTGTGCAACCATTAAATATCTTCCTCCCATGTAACACTTGGACTTACAAATACATAGCCATTAGCGATACGTGTAATATAGCCATTTTTATCTTTCATAATGATGTCATATGTATATTGTGTTAGTTCAGAAAAATTTTCCCCATCAATATTAATTTTAGAACCATCTGCATTTAAAAAATGAATTTCAATAATGCCTTTAGGTGCATCAATAATTGTGGTTTTACCTTCAAATATAGCATTACTAGACGTAGCTGATTCTTTAACTTTACATTTGAAGAGACAACCAGTAATATCTACTGGTTGCCCATCTTCGCCTGTAATATTGACTTGGAAAAATGTATCATCACCCTTGTTGATGTTAATATCCATCTGAGGTGTAATAAATTTCCCTTTTGCCATATATTACTCCTTATACATTAACCCAAGTTTTAGAATTAAAGTTGAATTTCTTAGTTTTATCAGGATTGTACACTGTAAGCCAAGGAACAATACCATCTGCAAGTGCTTCTACATCACTAGCTTCGCTAAGAACAAAGTCACAATTACCTTGAGGCAAGTTAAATTTATCCCATTTCATTTCTTTAGTTAATGCTAATTTAGGAGCATTAACATACTCTAAGCTAGATAAATTAAGAGGTCCTTTAATCCAAGAAGTACATTCTGGTAAGTTAATTGTTTTATAGCCAGAGAAAGTAATTGCATTTTCCTCTACAGTAGTTACTTTTGGTAAATCTAAAGTTTCAACACCATAGATATTATAGTATTGGTATGCTTTAGCTACAGTAGTCACATTAATATCAGGAGTGATACGATATGTTTCAACACGAGAACCAGTCATATCAAGATAGTCAATAACTAGAGTTTCAGTACCAAATGGTTCAGGTAATGCTAAAGAAGCGGCACCACCAATAATTTCTGTCTTAGTATTTTCTTGACCACTGAGCATTACAAAGAAGTGAGACTCACCATAGATGTATACGCTTGTATCACCAGCACTTGGCTGATTGAAAGAAAATGTAGACGGGATTTTAGGCATTGGTTTACCTAGATTGTCAATTAGGGCGTACAAGATACTTTCTAAATCTTCGGTAGCGTATACATTTTGGCGTTTCAAATAGTGTGCTACGTTAGGATATTTAGTATTGTCAATACTATCCCCTTTAGGACCCTGAGGACCTTGCGGACCAGCAGGACCGATAGGACCTATGGGTCCTTGTGGACCACGGAAACCTTCTGGTAATGGACCAAATGTAATGTGTAAGTTTTGTGTTTCAGCCATAATAGCCTCCTATTTTTGAAATAAAATTAAAATAACACGTAACCGATAAGCGGTACGTTTCCAACCATAATCCCTATCACTCTGGTCATAGTAGTCACTATATGCATATGCAACATGGTCTAGCGTTATACCGTATGTGATTGGATTGCCTAATGGAAGTGCATCAAACACATGTCGCCCCCACCACGATGGTGCATTTTTGGGGGTTATATAGTCTATGACACCTTGCGGAATAGCAACACAATTATCCCACGAATACCCATTTGGTAAATAAATAGTATCTCCATGATTGTAATCTCGAACTATAATATCAACATTTCTCATATGGAATCCTGCTTGGTAAATGCTTTCGGCATCAATACGAGAACCACTAATAG